AACGGCCAGCGATCCAACGGCCAGCGATCCAGCGACCAGCGATCCAGCGACCAGCGATCCAGCGACCAGCGACCAGCTCCAGCGATCCAACGGCTAGCGACCAGCGAACCAGCTCCAGCGATCCAACGGCTAGCGACCAGCGAACCAGCAACGGGCAGGAGTCCCTGCGGAATTTTGAGAGATTCAAACTTATTTTTTCAAGGAAAATTCAGCGATGACCCCATGTCGAGCTATCGTTTGCCTTAGCTCGATTTCACTCAAATAGTTACCAACTAAACAAAAATGGGTTAATATTGTTCAGAAAAGAGCCCCCCTTTGTTTAAATAAAGGGTTTGGCGAAAAATTTTTAGCAAATTTTTACGAAAGGTGTATCGAATGGCATTAAAAGACGTTTTTAAAGTTCCTCCTGTCTTGCCAAATAAACTTCAAAAAAGGTTAAAGACCAACGTAGGGGGAATGAAGACTCACAAGAAGTTAAAAGACCGTGAGTGGAAATTTGTCCAAGAACTTGTAGCCAATGACGGTAAGATAACGATGAAGGAAGCGGCTATACGAGCAGGGTTCTCGCCCAAAGCAGCGAAAACCACGGCTTGGAAGTTAACTAACCCTGAACTTGCTCCTCATGTTGTTGCTGCTATTCAGTCGTATCGTGCGGAGCTTTCACAAAAATACGGCACAAGTTTTGATCGGCACATGAGAGATATGCAAACGATCCGTGATGCGGCATTAGAGGCGGGTGCTTTTGGAGCCGCTGTCCAAGCAGAGTATCGCAGGGGTCAAGCTCTGGGAACAATCTACATTGATAAAAAAGAAGTGCGATATGGAACCATTGATGGGATGTCCAAGGACGAAGTAGTGATGAAGCTTGAAGAAATAAAAAAGATTTACGGACCTGCTCCCCAGGAAATACTGGATGTAGAAGCTAAAGATGTTTCATGTGAAACATCTGTGAAACCTAAAAAAACACTTGAGGCACCTATTGCAGATACTACAACCGCCACCTGATGTAGAAGAAGAGCGTTTAAAGCTTGAGTACAGGCTTATGCAGATTAATTTGCAGGATAAAGCTCGAAAGGATTTTTTGTCCTTTTGTAATTATGTTTGGACAGACGCAATTATTGGATCGCACCATAAGATAATGGCAGAGGCTTTTAATAAAATAATAAACGGTACTTTAAAACGCTTAATTATAAATATGCCCCCTAGGCATACGAAATCTGAATTTGCGAGTTATCTTCTGCCTGCTTTTGCAATGGGTCATAAGCCGAGCACCAAGATCATTCAAGCAACTCACACAGGAGAGTTAGCGGTAAGGTTTGGTCGTAAGGTTAGAAATCTTATGGACAATGAGTCTTATAGGCAATTATTTCCTGATGTTGCGTTGCGTGCAGATTCAAAGGCTGCTGGACGGTGGGACACGGACCACGGAGGAGAATACTTTGCCGTAGGTGTCGGTGGTGCGATGACGGGTCGAGGTGCTGATTTATTAATCATTGACGATCCGCATTCAGAGCAAGATGCTTTGTCAGAGCTTGCAATGGAAAATGCGTGGGAGTGGTATAGTTCAGGTCCTCGTCAACGACTACAACCAGGTGGAGCGATAGTAGTTGTGATGACTCGGTGGAACACGAAAGACTTGACTTCACGCTTAGTTCGTTCTCAAACGAGTCATAATGCAGATAGGTGGGAGGTGATTGAGTTTCCTGCGATCATGCCTAGTGGCAAACCTCTTTGGGAGGGCTTTTGGAAGCTTGAAGAGTTAGAAGGAGTAAAGGCTTCTTTGTCTGCTCAAAAGTGGCAAGCACAATGGCAACAGCAACCGACTAATGACGATGGTGCAATATTAAAACGAGAGTGGTGGAAAAGGTGGGAGCCAGAAGATCCTCCTTTGGTTAATTATATTATTCAAAGTTATGATACGGCTTATAGTAAAAAAGAGACTGCGGATTACTCTGTAATTACTACTTGGGGAGTTTTTCACAAGGACTATGACTCAGGACCTAATATTATTTTGTTAAATGTAACAAGGGGCCGATGGGATTTTCCTGAACTAAAACGTATTGCCAAGGACGAATATGAAGAGTGGAAGCCTGATAATGTGTTGATTGAGGCTAAAGCAACGGGAACTACGCTTCAACAAGAGTTAAGAAGGGTTGGAATACCTGTTACGATGTATTCCCCTGGCGGTAGAAGAGCAGGACAAGATAAGATTTCAAGAGCAAATTCAGTAGCACCGATATTAGAGTCGGGTATGGTCTGGGCTCCTGAGACAATATGGGCAGATGAGTTAATAGAGGAATGTGCTGCTTTTCCTAACGGAGACAATGACGATATGGTAGACTCAACAACTCAGGCATTAATTCGCTTTAGAGCAGGAAATTTTATTTCATTAGACTCAGATGAAGAGTATAATGATGAAACACAAGAGGTCGTAGCGGAATACTACTAATGTTTATTAGGGAAAAAGATGAGTAGAAATGCTATTAATGAACTATACAAAAAATATTATCGAAGAGATGCTACTCCAGAGGAGCTAGACTTTCACGAGCCACGTTTCGGTGAAGAGTTAGACGCTGGTGAGTCTGCTATATTGCAAGGCGAGATGACCTCTGACCCTAATTATTTAGACATAAACGTTCCAGAAACGTTTGTGAATGAGATAACTAATCTTTACCAAACAAAACTTGATAGGGACCCCACCCCGGATGAGATAGAGTTTTACGCTAAAAAAGATCAATATGGAACAGACGCTATATCACCAGAAGAAAGGGCTAGGTTTGATAATGCCGTTAGGATAGAAAAGTCTAAAGACAGGGGCTTTGACTCTAGTGTGGTTGACTTTTTCCGTAGAACCGTTAACCGAGATCCAACACAAGCAGAGCTACTGGCATATTCTTCTAGCTTTAAACAAGACGAGGGAGAGGGTGGTTATTCGTTTGATAGACAAGAACAAAACCTTGCCAGACAAAATCTTTTAGAGGAAAGGCAACAAAAATTTGGATTAGGTGATCAGATAGACGCTTTGTATAAAAAAACTTTTGGAACGACTCCAGACCCAGCTTCTTATGGTGAAGCAGAACAATTTTTTCAAAAGCTGGGGGAATATGGAACAGACCCTAGACAAATTACCGCAAGGGATACCCAAAAATTTAAAGAGCAAGTTGTAATGCCTAGGCAATTAGCAAAGATACCCATTAATGTTGCATCTCCTACAAATCTACCTACTAGTTTTCTTGCACCGAACAGTCCTTTGCCTGCCGTGGGTACAGATGGGCTTCCCGTCCCTACTGGGTCTTTACCGAATGTGGCAATAACAGGTGGAGTGGCTCCGTTGCCCACGGGTGCTCCTACTACAGCACCAAAGATGGTAGATGTAACAGCACCAGTTATTCCTGAAGAAAAAACAGTTGGTATGAACCGTGGCGGTGATCCAGTGTTAGAGATGATGCGTCAACGAGACACGGACCGTGCCTCACGGGCCAGGGACGATTTAAACAGGTTAATGAATCGTAACCAAACTCAAGGTTTTGAGAATGGTGGAGAAGTAAAAAAAAAACTTCTTTAGTTGATTCAATACCTGTTGAAGGTTATCCAGAAGGTTATCAAAATGTTCTTAATGCTCCACAACAAAGTGAAAATCTTCCAACGCAAGACTATGCTTTAGGTGCTTTAGAAGCTGTTCCTTTAGCTGCTACTTCGTTGGCATCAGCAGTGGCAGGACCTATTTATGGTATTTTTAAAAACATTGCCTCTGGTAAATTTGGAACCCAAGAGGGAATACGCATAGCAGATCAAGCGGCATCTGAGATGATGCAAAAACTAACATACGAGCCTGAGTCAAAAAGTCTTACAAATTTTATGTCTGCCGTAGGCGATATAGCGACTAAATATAAATTAGATGCGGCTATTCCTCAGTTACTCACTGTGCCTATACCTGGTCCTGCTTCAGGTAGATACGCTGGAGTTAAAACAGGAGAGGAAATTGTAGACTTGATGGAAAGGCAATATGCAAAACAAAGAGATGCAGGAGAGTTTGGAGAGAGAAATCCTTTAAGAGATTTTCTACTACCCACTAGAAAAGACATATTTCAAGGAGCAAAGTCTAAAAATTTTGATTTAACCTCTGCTTCTTTGTTTGATAAAGCAGAAAAAGAAATACTTACAGAAAACCCTGATATATCCAGATATGACTTAAACATAAAATCTTGGCAGAAAACAGTTGATGCAGTTAAACGAGGAGAAGCACGATTTCCTACGTTTAGGGGTTTAGATAATGAACTTAGACAAGAAGTGCCTGACACGGGGTTTAACTTTAAATTACCAATGGCAATGGTGGGTACTACAGGTTCTTTGGTTTATCCGAAAAATTTTGAAAGTATAAAAAAAGGAGAAAAAGAGCGAGGTGATGGTAATGTTCAAATGGGCTTTGCTCCTCAAAAAATGATTTTAAAAGAGGTGGACAAGGGCAGAAATTTTTTTGTCGTGGATGCTAAAAATTTTAGCAACTATAAAGATATAGATTTTGACAATTTACCCGTTAAAGACCTATTGAAAATTGAAGCTCAAGAAGCAAATCCTTTTAAAAAGGTTAAGTTGGAGGAGGTAATTGATTTTCCAGACTTGTTTAAAGCTTATGAAAATTTAAAAAAGAACACTTTTCAAATAATAAAAAATCCTAAAAGTAACGTAGGAGGCAGTTTTGACGCTAGCACAGGAGAAATAAAAGCTACCCCTGAAAAAATGATTTTAGGTGAGGTTGGAAGCGAAAAAGGCTCTAATACAAAAGCAATAGAAGACATTACTCGGTCCTTTAGGATAAAAGTCTCCCCCGACGAAAAATATTTTAAAGAAACAATAAAAAGACTAGAGGATCAAGGAAAAAGGCAACAAAAACAAAATTTTGCTTTACAGGAGAAAGAAAAAAAAGAAGCTTCAAAAGAATATCAAGACACTATTTTACATGAGGTTCAACACGCTATTCAAGAAATGGAGGGTTTTGCTAAAGGAACAAATACAAATGCTTCTCGTTATAACGTAAGTAGTTTAGTAGAATCTTTAGGTCAAAGAAGAAGAAAGTTACTAGAAGAAGAAAACAAGATACAAGATGAATTAAACATTCTTAAATTTGAACAGCCTGTTTCGATCCCTTTAAATTTAGAACTTTATAAAAAACAAAAGCAGAAAAAAATAAATAATCTTTTAGAGAAAAAACGTAAGTTAAGTGAACAAGAACAAGTTTTAGAAGATTTATCACAAAAATTTACTAGGTATGCTCGTGCGACCGATTACTATACCTATGAACGCTCTACGGGAGAAGCGGAAGCTAGGCTTGTTGAAAAAAGAAAAGATTTATCTATGGAGGAAAGGTTAAAAACGTTTCCTTTATCTGATTTAGATGTTGCGGAAGATTCACTTTTTCCCTCGGCAAAATTTGGATCTAAAGCAGACGATGACTATCAAAAACAAGTAAATAATTTTATAATCCAACAACTAGGTCCTAAACAAGCAAAGGACTTGGGGTTTGACAAGAGTTTAGAGATAAATAACTTAAACCCTCTTTTAAAATCTTTTAAAGACAAAAAAAGTAAATTAGAAAAAGAAGTCGAAAGTACAACAAACCTTATAGCTCAACAAGTAAAACCCACTAGAAAAAAGATAACGCAAAGTGCTAAGTTATCTGAAGATGATTTTTTAAACTTGGCATCTTCTGGGCAACTTAGACAATTTAGAGATGATCAAGAGTCTTTAGAAAGTTTATTTACAGACCCAAATGTAAAAGCACAAGACATTGAAATAACGATGGAAAATTATTTGGAGGGTAGTCCTTTAGCCCTTGATTACGGGTCGGGAGATTTAGAAAAAAGATTAAATAATGCTGGGTTTAGTTACAAAGATGACGGAGTGGGTAGTTTAATTGTTGGTAGAACAAAAAAAGATGTTGATTTCTTAGAAAAAGCCCTAGATAGGGAGAAAAAAGTGGGATCTCAATACGCTCTTGGAAAAATGTATGGATATTCCGAGGCAGACATAGCTGCATTTTATAAAAAAAGATACTCAGATGCAGGATTACCGGGTTCCAAATACTTTATAAGAGATAAAAAAAAGTTTGAACAAGAATATACAAAAAAGGTGGTGAAGTGAGTAAAGATACGGCTACAATAATAGAATTAATGAAAAGGTAAACTATGGCTATAGATAAATCTGTCAACCAAGCCCCTAAACTATCCGTAGTAGTTGACACGGAAGAGACACTGCCTGACGTAGAAGTAATTATTGAAGAAGATGGAGGAGCGGTAATAGAGATAGGGGAGCAAGAAGATAAAGTAGATTTTCACGCAAACCTTGCAGATGTAATAGATAATGATGAGTTATCAAGAATAGCTCTTGACCTTTTTGCTATGTATGAGGCGGATAAGTCTTCTAGGCAGGATTGGGAGCAGATGTATTCTAATGGATTGGATCTATTAGGCTTGAAAATGGAAGAAAGAACCAAGCCTTTTCGTGGTTCGGCAAGTGCTGTTCATCCTATGTTAACAGAGTCTATTGTTCAGTTTCAATCACAAGCTTTTAAAGAATTAATGCCAGCAGGCGGCCCTGTAAGAACGCAGATACTTGGCAAAGAAACCATTGACAAAGCACAACAAGCTGCGAGGGTTCAGGACTTTATGAACTATCAGCTTACCTCTGTCATGGAAGAATACACACCAGAGATGGATCAAGCTTTGTTTTATCTAGGCTATGGCGGTTCTGTGTTTAAAAAAGTGTATTTTGATGAGCAATTAGACCGAATGGTAAGTAAATTAGTACTTGCGGATGATCTTTACATACCGTATACGGGCTCAAGTGTAATGTCGCAGTGCAACAGAATAACGCATCGTATCGCTATGAACTCAAATGAGTTTAAAAAACGGGTAGTTGCAGGAGAATATACTGATTATGACTTTCAAGATGAAGATTATGACCCAAATTATAGTGAAATACAGTCCTCTGTAGACAAAGTAACAGGTTTAGAGCCTACTGGAGAGGCAGAAGAGATCTTTTTATTAGAGTTTCATGTTGATTTAGACATAGAAGGGCATGAAGACACTAATGACAAGGGCGATGAAACAGGAATAAAGCTTCCTTATGTGGTAACAATTGAAGAATCTACACAAAATGTAGTTGGAATACGCAGAAATTACAAAGAAGACGATAATTTAAAGAAAAGACTAGAGTATTTTGTACATTATGTGCTTATTGAGGGTCTTGGAGCCTATGGATTAGGCTTTGTACACCTAATTGGTGGTCTTTCTAAGAGTTCAACTGCTGCTTTGCGTCAATTATTGGATGCGGGCACACTTTCTAACCTTCCAGCAGGGTTTAAAGCCCGTGGGGCACGAATAGCTGACAATGATACACCTATACAACCGGGTGAATTTAGAGATATTGACGCTGGTGGTGCTGAATTAAACGCTTCTTTAATGCCTTTGCCGTATAAAGAGCCTTCTCAAACTTTATTTGGTCTTTTAGGCTTTTTAGTAGAAGCAGGTAAGCGTTTAGCCAATACCGCAGACTTGCAAATTGGTGATGGAAACCAAATGGCGGCTGTTGGAACCACAATTGCTCTTTTGGAGCGTGGTTCTATGGTTATGTCGGCTATACATAAGCGGTTACATTATGCTCAGAGTATAGAATTTAAGATGTTAGCTAAAGGTTTTGGTAAATTTTTACCAGAAAAATACCCATATGACGTTCCAGGTGCTTCACGTTCTATAAAACGTAAAGACTTTGATTGTTTGGTAAATGTATTACCTGTAGCTGATCCTAATATATTTTCTACAGCTCAAAGAATAACACTTGCACAAACTCAGCTTGAAATGGCTCAAAGTGCTCCGCAGATGCACAATTTGTATGAAGCATATTACAGGGTTTACTCAGCTTTAAATGTTAGAGATATTAACGGCATTTTATTACCACACAATAACCAACAACCTAGAGATCCTGCTGAAGAAAACTCAAGTATTTTAAATATGATTCCTTTAAAAGCTTTTGCAGGTCAACAACACGATGCTCATATTTTATCTCATTTAATTATGGGTATGTCTCCTGGTTTACAAGCACTTCCCGTTGCTGCACAAATGTTGCAACAACATATTTTTGAACATATACGTTTAAAAGCAGAAGAAGACGTAGAAGCAGAATTATTTACAGAATATGGAGTAGACCCTGATCAAATGGTTTCAGATATTCAAAAAGAAGGAATGGTTGCTCTTAAGATTGCTGAATTTATGAAAGAAACTAGAGATCTTCAGGCTCAATTATCTGGTCAAGGTCCTGATCCAGTAGTCGCTCTTAAAGAAAAAGAACTAGAGCTAAGAGCACAAGATAATCAAATGGATAATCAAATTGCAACAGAGAAACTTAAAATAGATCAAGCAAAAGTTCAACAAACTGCACAAAGTAGTAAAGATCGTATACAATCACAAGAAGAGATAGCTGGAGTGAAGGCTCAGTTAGCTAGAGAGCGTTTAGCACAAGCAAATAAATAGTAGTTTTCCCGTAACTCATGGAAGGGACCATGCTAGAACTTATAGAAAAAGTAATAAGAGAGATTAATACTTTACAGAAAGACACAAATAATTTAGTTCTTAATGGAACGGTTACTGATATGGAAAGATATCGGTTCCTCATGGGTCGTTTAGAGGGTCTACGACTAGCTGAACAAGTGTTAAAAGACCGATTAAAAAACCATGTGGAGAACCAATGAAATTAACTGCTTTAGAAAAGAAGTGGGAAGAAACCGTGTCAAAACCTAGTTTGGATGATGCTTTTGATAAGAAAGGTAATTTTGATCCAGAAAAGGTAGAGGAGTCGGTTTATGATCGAATACCTTCTCCAACAGGTTGGAGAATCGTTATTTTACCGTATAGAGGGATTGAAAAATCTAAAGGCGGTATTGTTTTAGCCGAAGAAACTAGACAAAAAACACAATTGGCAACTGTTTGCGGTTACGTTTTAAAAGTGGGAAATTTAGCCTACAAAGATGAAACTAAATTTCCTACAGGAGCGTGGTGCAAAGAAAAAGATTGGGTTATCTTTGGTCGATATGCTGGCTCTAGAATAGGTATTGATGGTGGTGAAATTAGAATACTTAATGACGATGAAGTGTTGGGTGTGTTGTCTTCCCCTGATGATGTCTTACATATGTAAAGGAGAGTGTTTGTGGAAAATGAAGAAGCTGTTTTTAAAGTTGGAGAAGACGAGAAACCCGTTACCATTGAAATGAATCAGGATGGAAGCGAGGCAAAAGAAGAGGGTGGTACACCTTCTTTAGAGGTGTCTGTTGAAGAAAAGCCTAAAAGAGAAGTACAACAAGAAACAAAGCAAGAGGCAGAGTTAGAAGAGTACAGTGATAAAGTAAAAAAACGCATAGATAAGATGACTGCTCGTATGCGTGAGGCTGAACGCAGAGAACAAGCGGCTATAGAGTATGCTAAAAATGTTCAAGCAGAACAAGCAGAACTTAAAAAAAGATATGTATCTGT